TCCTGTTTTGTTCTCACCATCTTTGCGTGTAATGATGAAACAAAAGACAAGGGGAAATTGTAATAAAATTAGGGGAAAACTTGATAATATCTAATGAATACAACGTATTGGTGTAAAGACATGGGGAGGGGGGTGTGGTATTAATGTCACACTATACAGCCATTGTGCCTAATAATTGTGCAGAATCTGTACAAATCTAGGAAAAACTAGTGTTGCAAAAATGTCACACTACTTATAGTTGTGCAATCTATGGTTGAATAACTATCTTTTGCCTAATTTTTGTGCAATCTTGGGAAGTATGTGTAGAACCCCCACGCAAAAAACTGTCTTACTATTATATATATAATATACCCCTAACATAAATTTTCAAAAAACAAAGGGTACTTCATAGGTAGGACTGGGGGCTAATTAGTATATATAAAATATTTGACAAAAGAAGTATTATAATATATAATATAGTAGAATTAGATTACAGTTATAATTATATATAAGTAATATTGGTAGGTGTGTCGGGTGTCTTCTGGGGGTATATATTTACCCCGGTGGGTCTAAATAGAAAATAACATATCTTTACAGATTTCGCAATAGGGCTAATTTATTTTTTTATATGACTGTGACATTTATGCAACACTTTATAGGAAGGAAAACTAAATGTTTAAAGCAATTATTATCGCCTGTGTAATAGGTAGCCCAGATAACTGTATGCAGATATCAGATACCTATGGTCCTTATCCTTTAGAAGGCAGGTGTAGAACTAGATTAGAAGAAATGCAGTATAAATTAAAAGGAGTATGGGAAGAATATAATATGCCCTTTGAGGTAAGACAAACTAGTTGTACAGTTGTTGTTGGAGAAGCTACTTAATGCTAGACGAAGTAGAAGGTAAGACACCAGAAGAAATAAATAATATTTCCTTGTCTCTTGATTTAAGAGAGAAGCTGACACATTATGCAAACATGAAGGCAAAGGATGACTTCCTTACCTTTGTAAAGATATTTGCACCTACAATTGTGTCTGACTTTAAGATGGGTAGGCATATAGAACTACTATGTGAAAAGCTACAGGGTGTTATAGATGGTAGTACAAAAAGACTTATGATATTTCTACCCCCTCGTTCTTCTAAGTCTGTGGTAGCAAGTAAGCTGTTTCCTGCATGGTACATTGGTAACTTTGGTCACCATGAGATTATGTCTGTCTCCCACAGTGACCAGCTTGCAAGTGACTTTGGTAGAACAGTGAGGGACATTGTAAACACAGACAGGTTTCAAAAGATATTCCGTGGTATATCTCTAAGAAGTGATGTGAAGGCAGCAGGTAAGTGGAAGACAAATAAGAATGGTTCTTACTATGCAGCAGGTGTAAGAAGTCAGGTTGCAGGTCGGGGTGCTCACGTAGCCTTGCTCGATGACGTGATGTCAGAAGAGGACAGTTTTAGTGAAGCAGGTAGACGTTATATTAAGGAGTGGTATCCTGCAGGTCTACGTACTCGTATTATGCCTAACGGTGCAATCATTATTATTAATACAAGATATCACTATGACGATTTGTGTGGTTGGCTTTTGAAGCAAGAACAAAACGCAGAAGAAACGCCAAACCCTTGGGAAGTAATTAGTATACCTGCATGGCTGAATGAAGAAGCAGCAGAGCTTCTTGGTCTACCAGAAGGCACGTCTTACTTTCCTGAGTGGAAGCCAGATGAATTGTTGAAGATTGACGAAATGGAAATAAGAAGTTCCAATGGTAGTAGATATTGGAACTCTTTGTATATGCAAGACCCCTCACCTGATGACGGTGGTATTATTAAAAAGAAATGGTTGAAGTGGTGGGAGTATGACGAACCACCACCATGTGACTTTATAATACAGACATATGATACAGCATTTAGTACTGCAAGAACTGCTGACTATAGTGTAATACAAACATGGGGGATATTTAACTCTTTTGAAGAAGATGAGTATGGTACAGAACAAATAACTTCTAATCTAATACTATTAGGTAATATAAGAGGTAGATTTGAATACCCAGAACTAAGACGTAAAGCACAAGAATTATATGCAGAGTTTAGACCAGATGTATGTATAATAGAAAAGAAAGCTTCTGGTCAGTCACTTATTCAGGACATGAGAAGAGCAGGACTACCTGTATTGGACTATTTACCTGACCGTGATAAGGTAGCTCGTGTCTTTGCAGCAACTGCTTTAATGGAAGCAGGGCGTGTGTGGTTACCAGAGGGAAGAACATGGGCAGATGATTTGTTTGCAGAATGTATGTCTTTCCCTAATGGAGCACATGATGACCAAGTAGACTGTCTAACAATGGCAGTTCATTACATGAGAGACAGTTGGAACTTGATACACCCAGAAGACCCTGATTGGGAAGATGGTCCAAGAACAAAAAGAAGGGTTGCATATTGGAGAACATAAGTATATAATAACAATTAACTGGAGCTAACTAAGAAGGAAAGATAATGGCTATAGAAAAAAATCCAAATGACCCCATTTCTAAAGAAAATGTTATTCAACTAAATATAGAAAATCAAGAAGAATTAGACTTTCCGGGTGTAAACTTTGAAGTAGACCCTGAAACAGGAGACTTAGAAGTAGAATTTGAAACTGATTTTGATTTGACAGATGTGGATAATATTGTAGAATTTAATATTGAAGACGAATTTTATACTAACCTTGCAGAGCAAATCGAAGAAGACGAGCTTATTCGCATTGGTGAAGAAGTATACGAAAAATACGAAGCAGACAAAGAGTCACGGGCAGAATGGGAATCCATGTTTGAACGAGGCTTTGACCTGCTTGGTCTGAAACTGGAAGAAACTACAGAACCTTTTGAAGGTGCAGCAACTGCTGTTCACCCACTACTCATTGAGTCTGCAGTTAAATTCCAGAGCCGTGCATCCCAAGAACTATTTCCTTCCAGTGGCCCAGTTAAAGCTCAGGTTCTTGGTGATGCTACGGTTGAAAAACAACGTCAAGCAAATCGTGTTCAGAACTTTATGAACTATCAGCTAACTGATATGATGCCTGAATACTTTGACGAGTTTGAACGTATGTTGTTCCATTTACCACTTATCGGTAGCTCATTCAAAAAGATTTATTATGATGGTTCAGTAGAACGTCCTGTCAGTGAGTTTGTACCTATTGACCAGTTCTATGTGTCTTACTATGCAACAGACCTAAGACGGGCAGACAGATATACTCATGTATTGTATCGTAGCCCTCGTGAGATTGCCAATGCAATGTACTCAGGTATGTATGCAGAAATGGACTTACCAGATGCATATATTCCAGAACAATCAGAACTTACACAAAAGATGGACACAGTACTTGGTTTGTCTCCTTCTTCTGATACAGATATGCAGTATGTTCTTCTTGAACAGCATTGTTATTTGGATATTGAAGGACATGGTTATGAGTGTCCTTATATTGTAACCATTGAAGAATCAACACGTAAAGTATTGTCTATACGTAGGAACTGGAATGAGGACGATAAGAATAAAGAAAAGAAAATGTTCTTTACGCATTATCGTTTTGTTCCGGGATTTGGTTTCTATGGTCTAGGACTTATTCACTTCCTTGGTAACCTTACAATGTCTGCCACTGCAGCTATGCGTAACCTTATTGATGCAGGGCAGTTTGCTAACTTGCCCGGTGGCTTCAAAGCAAAAGGTGTACGTATTGTAGGTGACAATGACCCAATTGCTCCGGGTGAATTTAAAGAAGTAGAAGCAACAGGTATGGACTTAACACGTTCTATTGTACCTTTGCCTTACAAAGAACCGTCAGGCACTCTATTCCAGATGCTTCAGTTTGTTGCAGGAGCAGGTCAGAAGTTTGCAGACACCACAGAACAAGTTATTACAGAAGGTTCTAACTATGGTCCTGTAGGTACAACTATGGCTTTACTTGAAGCATCAAGTAAATTCTTTAGTGCAATCCATAAACGACTTCATAAATCACAACGTGACGAGTTTAAAATTCTTGCACGTATTAACTATGAAAGCTTACCACCAAAGTATCCTTATGACGTACCCGGTGTAAGTGAAGAAATCTTTAAGCGTGACTTTGATGGTCGTGTGGATGTCTTGCCTGTCTCTGACCCTAACATTCCTTCTTCGGCACACAGGCTGATGATGGCACAGATGGTTATGCAGCAAGCACAGCAATCTCCTCCCGGAATGTTTAACATGGAAGAACTAAACCGTACTTTACTTAATGCGGCAAACATTCCTAACTTGGATAAAATACTTCCAGAAAAGCCACAGGCACAGCCACTTGACCCTGTAACAGACATTGAAGCAGCAACTAAAGGTCTGCCAATCAAAGCCTTTGCAGGTCAGAACCATGATGCACATATTCAGATTAAGAGTATGTTTATGCAAGACCCTGCCAACGGTGCTAATCCAATTATGCAACGTGTAGTTCCTATTTTACAAGCTAACATACAAGAGCATGTAGTTATGAAGTATGAAGAGCAAGTAAATGGTCTGACACGTCAGATGATGGCAGAAGCTCCAGCAGGTGACCCTAATGCTCAGAACCCTCAAGTAATTGAGCAGGTAATGATGGCGGCTGCACAGCAGGTAACACAAGCAAACATGGCTGCTGCACAGAAAGGTCCATCACCTGAACAAGCAATGGTTCAGATGGAAGCACAACGTCTTCAGATTGAACAGGAAAAGGTACAAGCACAGCTTGCTAAAGAAGCAACTGAGGGTGCTCTAAAGAACCGTGACCTTGACTTGAAAGAACAGAAGCTGGCACTTGATGCATATAAGATTGGTGCAGAGGGTACACTGAAAGCAGACGAAAAAGAAAAGGACAGAAATGCCAAAGCAGCAATCAAGGCAGTAGAACTTCTTGCAGACATGGTAAAGCATGAAGATAATCTTGAAAGCTCAGAAGCTGCAAAAGCAATTGATGTCATTAGTAAAATGATTTCAGACTCAAAAACTTCAAGGAGTGAATAATGTCAGGATTATCAGGAGTAGCAAAAACATTATTAAAAGAAGCTATTACACCTTTAAAGACTGTAAAAAGAAAAGATAAAGTTACAGGTAAAGTTAAAGAACAGCTTGCTGTGCCTATTAAACCTAAAAGCAGTCCAGTATTTAGAGCATTAGAAGGAGAAGAAGTTTCAGAAACACTTTCTCCTCGTATGCAACGTGCTATAGATACAGAAAAGTTTCCTGAAGCTGCAAGTATTATGCCAGCTCCCGGTAGATTTTTTGACCCTGCTAAACGTGATTATAAAGAAGGCATGACAAAAGGTTTAGAAAAAGCAGGTATTGAGCTTGATTTAGACTTTGGTAATTACATTATGATGGGTAAAGGTAAACCTACTGATGTATCAAATGAAACTTTTGAAAATCTTTTTATTAGTCCACGTACTTCATTTAAAAGAAGCACAGGACAAAATAAAACTACAGCTAGAGCCAACACACTTTCTGAAAACCTAACTATTGAAGATATGCAAAAAAACTATAAACAAAATACTGGTTCTACAGGAAAAGAAATAAATACTAATCTTTTACAACCAGAAAGATTTAAAGTTATAGTAGAAGGTGAAGCAAGACTATTAGACCATCCTATTGTTACAGTACAACCTAAAAGTGGTAAGCATTATTACACACTAGATACACAATTTGTTGGTCCTGTCAATATGAAAAGAATGACAGCCAAAATTAATAGAAAGTTAAAGTCTGGTGAAATTAAAGAAGAAGTACCTCAACCTAATTTACGTCCTGCAACTGTTGGAGATATTAGATTAGGAAATCAAGTAGGAGAAATTAAAGTAGGAAGTAAAATGCATCCTTTATATGATTATATAGAAGTAGATGCTATACCTTCTTTTTCTAAAGGAACAGGACAAATAGAAAAGTTTAAGTCTGGTGGTAGAGTAGAACGTAATCCTTATAACTACGAACCAAAGGCTATTTAATGCTTATAGAAGAAATAGATAAAGTATTACATAAAGAAATTGAATTAATAAAAAATTCGCTTGCATCTGGCGCAGCTTCAGACTATCATACATATATGAACTCTGTAGGTCGCATTTCAGGTTTGGAATGGGCAAGAGCAGAAGTTAAAAATATAGTTAATAAAGTAATGTATGAAGATGATGGAGATGATTAATTATGCAAGCAGTTGCTATGGAAAAAACAATTCTTAACGATGCGTGGAATACAAATGAAGAAGTTGCAGACCCAGATGTACTACCAGTAATTCCGGGTTATCACTTACTAATTCGTCCTGTTTCTGTAAAGCAGGAAACTAAAGGTGGTATTATTCTTCCAGATTCTACTAGAGATGATATTGCATATCTTACAACTGTAGGTAAAGTACTTGCAGTGGGTAAGGATGCATATAAAGATAATGATAGATATCCTAATGGTCCTTGGTGTAAAGAAGGTGATTATGTCTGTTATGGTAAACATTCAGGTCAAAAGTTTTTCTACAAGGGTGTAAGGCTTATTCTTTTATTGGATGACCAAATATCAATGATAGTGGATGACCCAAAAGAATTAGACCCTACTTATAATTTATCTAATTAATTTAATACATAGGTATTGTATAACTCTATTACTTGTTGTAATATAGTATCAAATGCGTAACTCGTCATAGTGTCGCAACTGACGTAAAAGGAGAAATATATGTCTGAAGAATGGACAACGGTAAACACTTCCAATGCCGAGAATGAGGAAGAGAAAGTTGAGTTTGAAATTGAGAGTGAACTATCCGAAAGTACTTCCGAAGAGGAAGCCGTACAAACGAAACAACAACAAAATGCAAATACACTCAATACTGGGGAACATGCTGAACAACAAAGCACTAGCTCAGAGGGTAAATCAGATGTATCTGAAGAGCCTCAATCAGGAGCACAAAAACGGATAAGACAATTAGTTCGTCAAAAGAAAGAACGTGAAGAACAAATTGAAACTCTGATGACTCGCCAACTAGAGTTAGAGGAAAGATTAAAAGCTCAACAGCAGGAGATTAAAACTTCACTACAGAAGAACTTTGAATCTGCTGAAGCACAGATTAACAGTCGTATTGAACTAGCTGAAGATGCTTATAGACAAGCTCTTGAGTCAGGTGATACAGATAGAATTGTAGCTGCACAAAAGAACTTGAATAAAGCTCAAGGTGATGCAACAACTCTTAATGTTACACGTAATCAATATAGACCACAGATTGAAGAACAAGAAGAAGTTCGTCAGCCACAAGCACAACAACAACCAACACAACAATCAGCAGAGTATGATAGGTTGGCAGTTGAGTGGGCAGGACGTAACCCTTGGTTTGGTCAAGACAATGTAATGACAACATTAGCTCTTGAGATTGACCAAGAATTAAAATCAGAAGGTTACGATTCTAATGACGAAGACTTCTATCAAGAGATTGACACTCGCCTTCGCAGCAAATATCCGCAGCGTTTTGGTGGAGAGGTTCAAGAGCAACGTGAGCAGGAAACGTCAACTCCTGCCCAAGTGGTCGGTGGAGCATCACGCACTTCATCAGCCTCGTCAGGTAAGAAGGTACGTCTAACTAAAGAAGATGTACGTCTTGCAGAAAAGTGGGGTATACCCTTGGAACAGTATGCAGCCGAAAAGCTAAAAGTAGATACAGCAGACGGTGAATATACTTCAGTTTACTAACAGCGTGGAGGAAAACTAAATGGCACGTAACACAAATACACAACGTAATGTTGAGACTCGTGAACTCAATACAAGGGAACAAGACATGGAATACCGTGAGCCTAGCTTATTGGACATTCCTGACTCAGTATCTGAACGGTTTTTAAATCAAGGCCTTACACTTCGTTGGATACGAGTAACAACCCGAAACCAAGAAGACTACAAAAACGTAGGCAAAAAGTTTCAAGAGGGTTGGCAGTTTGTAACTGTAGATGAAGTTCCTGAGTTACAACATAATTCCTTCGTAAGGGATGAAGGGCGATATAAGGGTGCAGTCTGTCGTGGAGACTTAGCATTGGCAAAAATGCCAATTCAGAAAGCACAAAATCGTCAGGCGTATTACGAAAATCAGAGCCGTGAGATGGTTGATGCAGTTAATCAACAGCTTATGGGTCAGAGTGATGCTCGTATGCCAATTAGAAATAGTAGTAAAACAAATGTTACTAGAGGACGTACACCTAACTTTCAAGATTAGGTATAAAGAATTTAGTAGTGCTTTTTAAAAAGGGAGACTAAAAATGACTTCAACATTAGCGTTGTCTGGCTTCCGTCCTTCCCGCAAACGTGGCAACAACCCAAACAATCAGGGTCAGAATGAATACCCTATTGCTTCAGGTTATGCCGCTAACATTTTTACAGGCGATTTGGTCCGTATTAATGCAGGAAACTTGGAAGTCATCACCACTGTAACTGAGGTAGCTCAAGGCGTTTTCATGGGCTGTCGTTACGTTGCAGATAATGAACAAAAATTTAGCAAGTACTGGCCTTCAGGTACATCAGCCACAGATGCATATGCATTGGTAGCTGACGATGCCCGTACAGTATTTGAGGTACAAGCAGATGCTTCTGTAACCGCAGGTGACCTGTATGGTGCTCAGAACTTTGCTGTAACACTTGGTACTGGTTCTACCTTTACAGGTATGTCTGGTCACGGCATTGCAGGTGCAACTCGTACCTCAACAATTGCAATGGCTCGTGCTCTTGACCCTGTAGACGAACCGGGTAACGATGTTGCTGTTGCTGCAGAAAATGCATATCTAAAATTGAATGTGCGTTTGGTTCAGCATACTGACAACTTCCACGATGCAATCGTAACTGCGCCTACTTCTGGTGCAGACCCAGCATTCTAGATTAGGGAGAATTTAAAATGGCGATAAATAGAGCAAGTATCTCTAAAGAACTTCTCCCCGGCCTAAACGCAGTGTTTGGGATGGAATACGGGGAAGTTTCAGACGAACATGCACCGTTGTTTGAGACAGAGAACTCAGACCGTGCATTTGAAGAAGAAGTGCTTTTCACAGGCTTCGGTACTGCACCTACTAAAGGTGAAGGTGCTGCTGTTGCTTATGACGATGCACAAGAAAGCTACACAGCACGTTACACCCACGAAACTGTTGCATTGGCATTTGCCGTAACAGAAGAAGCAATGGAAGATAATCTTTACGATACCTTCGCAAAGCTTCGTGCTCGTGGCTTGGCTCGTGCAATGGCTAATACAAAGCAGGTTAAAGCTGCTGATGTATTTAACAATGGTTTCAGTGCCTCTTATGTTGGTGGTGACGGTGTAGCACTGTTCTCAAACGCACACCCAACTATGGCAGCAGGTAACCAATCAAATACATTTGGTGCAACTGACCTGTCAGAAGCTGCTCTTGAGTCTGGTCTTATTCAGATTTCAAAAGCAAAAGATGACCGTGGTATTCTGATTGGTTTGCAAGCTAAGTCTTTGCATGTACCTTCAGATTTGGCGTTCACTGCTGACCAGATTCTGAACAGCACAATGTCAACAACCATTGGTGTCAATCCAACAACTGCAGCTAACGGTGCAACAAATGTTAATGACATTAACTCAATCCGTAATCAAGGTTTGATTCCGGGTGGTTTCTATGTCAACAGACGTTTCACAGATACAGATGCTTGGTTCATTAAGACAGATTGTCCTAATGGTGCAAAGATGTTTGTACGTGCTCCACTGCAGACAAAGATGGAACCCGATTTTGATACAGGTAACCTTCGCTTTAAAGCTCGTGAGCGTTATAGCTTTGGCTGGTCAGATTGGCGTAGCTTCTACGGTTCTTCAGGCTAGTACTGAAAAACTAAAAAAATTAAAAAAGAGAAGAGGGGTATTTCATATCCCTCTTTTTTTGTGTATAATATATAGAATAGAATAACAACTAACTAATTAACAATAATCGGAGAAATTCTATGGCTTCAAATATACGTAACGCTTTTGTTACAGGCTCTGGCGCATTGCTAGATTCACTAACCAGTACAACTGTTGCAGATACACGAATCAAAGGTGTTACCTTTTCTGGTATTGGTACATTTGTAATTACTGGTTCTCAAACAGATGAGTATGGAAACTTAAAGGGAAACAATATTAAATTTGTGGGTACTTCTGTAGTAGACGCAAGTGATATTATGATTCCTGACTTTGGTGTTAAAATGTATGGACCAGTAAAAGTTTCTGCGCCTACATCAGCAGCAACAGTAGCAGTTTACTATGGCTAATTATTCTTACCTTGTAGACGATATTACTCAAGCTGCAGAGAATGATGGAACAGAGTTTGCTAACTATATTCCTAAAATGATTAATCGTGCAGAAGAGAGACTAACTCGTGACCTTGATGATTACGGGCTGGTGTCTTATACTTCTGTTGCAATTCCTGCAGGTGCTAATCAAGTTACTTTACCTTCTGGTACACGTATACTAAAAAACTTTAACATTACTGCAAACTCAACACGAATTAATTTGTTGCCTAGAACCGATGAATACATAAAAGATTATTGGCCTGTAGCTGCAAGCACAGGTACTCCTGAATATTATGCCCGTAGAGACAACACAACGGTACTCATTGCACCTACTCCTGTTTCTACCTTTGATGGAGAGATAGTACATATATCAAGACCAACTACTTTAGCAGCAGCTTCACCAAACAATTACTTTTCAGATTTTTGTTATGACGCATTATTTAATGCAAGCATGGTAGAAGCAATGGTATTTCAAAAAGATTATAATGCAGTAAATCTATTTGAACAGAGATATATGCAAGCAGTAGCCGCACTGCAAAACCAAGCACGTAGAACAAGACGGGATGATATGCAAGCTCCTGCAAGTAGAGCAGGTGCAGACAACCCAGTTATAGCAGGGAGTAACTAATGATTAGTAAAGCACTAAAAACAGCAGCAAAGGCACTAACCAAGAAAAAGGGTAGACCTAAAGTTGACAAGCGAAAAACAAAGGGAAAACGTAAAGCTCAATCAGCAGCCCGTCAAAAGGTATATCAGCAAAAACAAACGGAGGCTGCAGAGAAGGCAGGAACATCGAAAGCTGCTCTCTCGCAGGAACGAGCTATTGAACGTAAATCACAAACTATCCGTAATCAAGATATAGCTGGTACTACTAAAACTAATGCTATTAAAATGCTACAGGAAAGCAAAGGCAAACTTACTGCTGCAGAAGCAATTAAAAAGGCAGAGTCTTTAGGTAAAACTAAAATGCAAAAAGTTATGTCTATGGCTAGGAAAGATACTGCTAGGCAGAAAAGAAAAGGACTTCTTTCAGGTTTGTCTGAAGCTCAGATGAAAGAACGTAGAAATCTTATTTCTCAAAAGCTAAAAGAAATGAAAACACAAGGCCAAGCTAAAAAAGTAATTTCCGGAAGAACACTTTCTCTTACTCCTGAAGGTGAAAAAATTCTTAAACAAAAAGGTGGTATTGATAAAATTATTGCTGAGTCTGGACCTACTGGTACTAAGAAAAATAAATATTTGTATGAAGGTGCAAATGAAACTTTACCTGCAAAAGGTGGTGGCATAGATACCAAAGGTAAGACAGGTAAGGAAGCTAGCGAAATGAAACGTGAAGCTTATCAGTCTATGTCTAAAGGTGAGAAGTTAGATTTTATTCGTAAGCAGTTTGCACGAGGTTATACTAATAAACAGCTTGAAGAC